TTGACCAGTTGGGGGACATCCCGCTGGAAGAACTGACGCCCCGCATTGTCACCAACTGGCTGCACGAGGTGGCTCAGAAGCCAAAAATTGTCTCATGGGGTAGAAAGCAAGGCGCCAAGTATGGCGATCCGCGTGCAGCGAATGTTGTACTGAACTTGGTCCAAAGCGTTCTTGATGATGAGCCTGCGGACGAGAAATCGAAACCAATTACTAAAGCAGACGCTGAGATCCTTGCCGCGTTCGAAAAAGAAATCCTCGCCGGGGCAAAAGCAAAGGGGAATTCAAAATGAGTGATGGTCGAGACCTGCTTTTAGCACGTTTGCGCACAAACCTTCGCGCGTTCGTTCGAAAAACGTTTGAGATTCTGAATCCAGAAACCGAGTTCTTGGACAACTGGCACCTTGGTGCCATCGCGTATCAACTCGAACGCTGTGAGGCGGGAGACCTCAAACGCCTGCTAATGAATGTGCCGCCAAGATATTTGAAGTCGGAGGCGGCATCCGTGGCATTGGTGGTTTGGGCACTTGGCAAAAACCCGGCTCGGAAGTTCATTTGCGTCTCTTATTCTGACGATCTCGCTCGACAATTCTCTCGGGCAAGACGGAAAGTGATGGAGTCGGAAGAATTTCGCGAATTGTTTCCACAATGTCGAATCAGTGCAGAAAAAAACACGGAGAATGAAATCGTAACTACCGCCGGGGGCGGTTGTTATGCGACGGGTATCGACGGATCGATAAGAGGGCGCGGGGCCGACTATATTGTTGTCGACGATCCAATAAAATTCGGTTCCGCAATGTCGAGTGCGGAACGCACTCACGTGAATCGCTGGTATCGAGAAACGCTGTATTCGAGACTCAACAGCAAGAAAGACGGCGTCATTATTATTGTGATGCAGCGGATACACGAAGATGACCTTACGGGATCAGTTTTACCGTTGGATGATTGGGAGCATCTATCGCTTCCTGCAATCGCTCAGAATATGGAGACGACTCGTATAGGGCGCGGTGCTGATGACAATTTCACCCGCCGCCCTGGAGATATCTTGCACCCTGAACGTGAGGGCCAGGAAACCCTGGAGCAAATTCGTCGAAATATGGGTAGCAGGGCTTTTGAAGCCCAATACCAACAGTCACCTACCCCGTCTGAAGGCAACGTGATTAAAGCTGAATGGCTGATGCGTTACGATAATGAGCCCGAGTCACAGCGGGGCGATATTGTGGTTCAGAGTTGGGACACCGCATCTTCGACAGGTGACGACAATGCGTATTCTGTTTGTACCACTTGGCGTATTCGAAAGGATCACTTTTATCTGATCGATGTTCTTCGAAAACGGTTCATTTATCCAGACTTGGTCAAAGCCGTGGTCGAGCAATTCGATCGATATCGCCCTGAACATGTTCTAGTTGAGAGGGCGAGCACAGGGCAGTCCCTTATTGACACACTGGGTTGCGAGACTCGGATTCGGACGATTGGTGTGAAGCCGGCCGGCAGCAAACTGGATCGTGCGGATGAGGCTTCTCTGCCGTTCGAGCAGGGGCGCGTGTTTTTGCCAAGGGAGGCTCCATGGCTCGGAGAGTTCGAGAATGAGCTACTTGGTTTCCCTGAAACAAAGTTTACGGACCAGATCGACAGCGTGTCTCAATTTCTGATGTGGACAAAAGGTCGTAAAAACCACGAAAAGGTGACTGGCTCGCAGATGAGTAACGACCCCATGGCTAGATCATCGAAACAATATTTTGGAAAGACACACCCGCAGCGGAACCCCAAGGCTCCGCGGGTACGCCGGCCATGGTGAGCGGATCAGCCAGGGAGATTTTGCTCTTTGTCCTCTCGAACGTGATGTTTCGACTGGACTTCTGCTGCAAAGGAAGCAGTACATAGGGTGCGGTTCGGACGGGAAAAAGACCTCTGAGCGCTGCCCGCCCGGCGAGGGAATAGACCTTGCCGGGTCGGGGTGGTGCAAGTGCCTGCATCCTGCGGGCACCACCGAAGGAGGTAGATATGACCGCCATGGCGAAAGCGACCAATTCGGGCGCGACGAAGCTCGACACCATTCTCAAGAAAATCAGAAACAAGAACGGCGCGAGCCTTGCCGCCCTCGAAAAGATGACCGGATGGAAACCACACAGCGTGCGCGCGGCCCTGACCGGCCTGCGGAAGAAGGGGCACGCCGTCGAGCGCTCGAAAGACGGCAAGGGCGTTACGATCTATCGGGTGGCCGAATGACACGCACCAATGACAACAAAACCGGGCGCGCGGAGGAACCCTCGGCGCCTCCGGTTGCCTGCAACTTGGAGGAAACGACTGGCCTCGAACAAAGTGGGGTGGCCAAACAGATTGCCGATTTAGATAGCCTGAGCCTCACCCAGCTTCGGAAACGCTGGTCCCGCTCGTTCAACGCGGGCGTGCCGAGCGGACTGAGTCGGGATCTGATGATCCGCGGGCTCGCCTACAAGTTACAGGAACAGGCCTTGGGTGGTCTTACTCAGGCTGCGAAGCGAAAGCTCGGCACCTTCGCCAAGCAGTTGGAGGGCGACAGCCGGAAGGGCTTCGAAGAGGACTCGGGCCTAAAGCCCGGCGCCAAGCTGATCCGCGAGTGGCAGGCGCGGACCTACACTGTAACCGTTCTGGACGACGGGTTTGAATTCGGGGGTAAACGCTACGGCTCGCTCTCCATGATCGCGCGTGAAATCACCGGCGTGCGATGGTCAGGCCCACGCTTCTTCGGATTGGGGAAGGAGCGCGCACATGCCGAAACCTAAGATGGAACGCCCGGATACGCTGCGCTGCGCGATCTACACCCGGAAATCTCATGAAGAGGGGCTGGAGCAGGACTTCAACAGCCTGGATGCCCAGCGGGAGGCATGTGAGGCCTACATCACAAGTCAGCGGCACGAGGGGTGGACCGTATCGCCTGGCTTCTATGACGATGGCGGGATATCAGGCGCGACCATGGAGCGTCCCGCGCTCCAGCGCTTGCTGTCGGATATCGCTGCCGGGCGCATCGACATTGTCGTCGTTTATAAGGTCGATCGGCTGACACGCGCGCTCTCGGACTTCGCCCGGATCGTCGATACGTTTGACGAGAATGGGGTCTCTTTCGTCTCCGTGACTCAGCAGTTCAATACGACGACGTCGATGGGACGACTGACCCTGAATGTGCTGCTGTCGTTCGCTCAATTCGAGCGCGAGGTGACGGCTGAGCGTATTCGCGACAAGATCGCGGCGTCCAAGAAGAAGGGCATGTGGATGGGCGGCGTGCCGCCGCTCGGCTACGAGGCCGACAACCGGAAGCTCGTGGTCATTGAGGATGAGGCAGAGCGGGTTCGCTACATCTTCCGCCGTTATCTGGAACTAGGATCGGTCCTCAGTCTCAAGGACGTGCTTGAGGCGGAGGGTATCGTCAGCAAGGTCCGTGTCAGCGAGACCGGCAAACGGACGGGTGGTGTCCCGTTCAATCGGGGTGCGCTCTATCATTTGCTGCAGAACCGGATCTATCTGGGTGAGATCACACATAAAGGAGCGTGCTATCCGGGGTTACACGACGCGATCGTGCCACAAGACCTGTGGGATGATGTTCAGGTACTCTTGCAGGAAAAACGTGTCGAACGGCATAGCGGAGCCCGAACCGGTGAGCCGAGTCTCTTGGCCGGGCTGATCTTTGATGACCAAGGTGTCCGAATGACGCCGAGCCATGCGGTGAAGAAGGGCAAACGTTACCGTTATTACGTCTCAAGGCATCTGACCACGGCCCGAAAGTCAAAAGCAAAGCCCGGTCGTCGGACGCCGGCGGGAGAGGTCGAACAATTGGTTACGGATCGTATCGGCCGGTTGATCAGCGATGAGCATGCGGTGCTGGCTGCCGTTCAACACCGAACGGGCGACCCGGATCAGCAGCAAAGGACGCTCCGTACCGTTCGTGCGGTCGGTGTTGAATGGAGGCACCTGGAGCCGGCAGAGCGCCGACGGATCCTTCTATCCCTCATTGTGCGCATCGACGTGCAAGCTGACAGGGTCGATATACAGGTTCGCGCCGATGCGCTGGCAAACCTCTCCCTTGATGACGATAAAGTCCGCCCAGTTGCGGATGGGCCGGTTCAGACATTGAGCGTCCCCGCTCGCTTGAAAAGAGCCGGGATGGAAACGCGGCTGATCGTGGACGGCCCGCATGCTGAAGGTAAAACTCGAAAGCCAGACAGAAGCTTGGTTCGGTTGATGCTGACGGGGCAGCGGTATCACGAGATGGTGCTTAGGGCCGACGGACGCTCAATCCAGCAGCTATGCGACGAAGAAGGTGTGACCCGGTCCTACTTCACCCGCGCACTGCGCCTCGCGTATCTGTCGCCGGAGATCGTTAAACGTATACTCGACGGCACGCAGCCCCTGGACATGAAGGCATCGACGCTCAAAGCGGCTTCACGCCTGCCGCTCGATTGGGCTGAGCAGAAGGCGCTCTTCGGTATCGCCTGACCGGTTAGAACCAATTCCGCCCCTCGTCATGCGAGGGGCTCTTTTCTTGCCAAATGCGCAGCAAGACTGGCGCCGTCAGGTACCAAAAAACACGCCCGGAGAGATATCTCGCGCAGTTCGGCCCTGATCCCGGGACCGGATCGGTCTCCCCGAACCCGACGGGCTGCGGAGATCTGCCTAAAAGCCCAGAATTCTGGGCCAAAACAGCCCGGCCAAAAATGACATTTTATTGAATAATATCAACGAGTTAGGTGGTGGCGG